TACCTCGGCGCTCACAGCCTCCTCCACTATCCCCGGCTCGGATATCAGCGGCAACATAACGGGCAGTGCTGGTAGCGTGGCTAACTCTGTTACGTTCAATAACGGCGGTTCGGGCGATGCTTCGGGTACTACCTTCAACGGTTCTCTCGCTAAGACCGTGTCTTACAATACTGTTGGTGCGCCTTCTATCTCGGGTACCAACGCGACAGGCACTTGGGGTATCAACATCAGCGGTAACGCCGCAAATGTCTCGGGTGTAGTGGCTGTTGCTAACGGCGGTACGGGGTTGTCATCCACTCCGGCTAATGGCGCGCTAGATATTGGTAACGGTACTGGTTTTACACGCGCGACTCTGACAGCCGGTAGCGGTGTTTCTATTACCAACGGTTCGGGTAGCATTACTATTTCCGCCACTGGCCTTGGTGGTACTGTTACTTCTGTCTCCGGTACTGGAACCGTCAACGGTCTTACGCTTACTGGCACCGTCACTAGTTCTGGTAGCCTTACCCTTGGCGGTACCCTGAGCAACGTCAGCCTCACTACGCAGGTAACTGGCACCCTTCCGATTGCTAATGGCGGTACTGGGGCTACCTCGGCCTCCGCCGCTCGCACGGCTCTTGACGTTCCTAGCACTGGCGGTACTGGCGCTACCGGCACTTGGGGTATCAGCATCAGCGGCAACGCCGCTACGGTTACCAACGGCCTCACCACTAGCAACTACAATTCTTACGCACCAACCCTAACGGGTACCGGCGCTTCGGGCACTTGGGGTATCAGCATCAGCGGCAACGCCGCTACGGCTACATCGGCTACGTCGGCTACTACTGCCACCAACGCTACGAACGCTACGAACGCTACGAACGCTACGAACGCTACGAACGCTACCAACGCTACCAACGCTACCAACCTTGTGACGACCAACTTCTCCGTCGTCCAGAGCGGTAGTTACCTCTACATCAAGTATGGTTCGACCAACATCGCCCGCATAGACAGTTCGGGCAACTTTATTGCCTTGGGTAATTCGACGGCCTACGGGAGCATCTAATGACGCTGCCCAGCAGTGGTCCGCTTAGCCTAAGTGATATTCAGGGTGAGTTTGGCGGCTCCAACCCCATCTCGCTGTCTGAGTATTATGCTGGCGGTGCGTATGTTGCGTCTGGGGTAATTGGCTATCCGGGCGGTGTAGCCACAGCTATTCCGTCTTCAGGCACTATTAGTATTGCTAACTTTTATGGGGCCACGGCGTTTACTCCGGGGAATATTACTTACACCAGCGGTTCTGGGACTTTCACAGTACCTGCCGGTACTGCAACGCTCGTTATCGAAGTGGTCGGTGGTGCTGCTGCGGGTGGTTACGGCGACTATGACTCTGTGAACGACATCCCCTATGGTGGTGGCGGTGGCGGCGGTGGCGGCAAAGCCGTTACTAGTGTAAGCGCAAGTGGTGGCGGTCAAAGCATTAGCTGGTCTGTTGGTGCCGGTGGATCGTGGTCGTCTAGTGCGTACGGCGGCAACTCTACGACAAGCGGCTCTTTGATTACTTCTATGACTGGCGGTGGTGGTACCCCCGGCTCCTCTGGCTATCCTTCGGCTGCTGGTGGTGCTGGCGGCACGGCGTCAGGGGGTAATTCCTCTAATTCTACCGGTGATACTGGTGACGCTGGCGCTGCTTATACACCCGGTAATGGCGGCGCTAATTACAGCCAAGGCGGCACTGGTGGTATTGGCTCAGGTGATGCTGGCGCAGACGGCGCTGGCGGATACATTAAGTTTACTTGGTCGTAGGAGAGTTAAATGGCTTTCGATCCAGTCAGTGCGGCATTTGATGTCGGTGGGAAACTTATTGATCGGTTGTGGCCCGACCCGGCGCAGCGCGACGCCGCCAAGCTTAAGCTTATGGAATTGCAGCAGAATGGTGCGCTGGCCCAACTTGCGGCTGAGACGGACCTCCAGAAGGCTGCTGCGGACATCGTAAAGACAGAAGCCGCTTCTAATAATTTCCTTACCGCGTCGTGGCGTCCCATAACCATGCTGGTGTTTGTGGTGCTTATTACGGCCCGTTGGTTTGGGTGGGCTGCACCTAACTTGCAAGAAGCTGAGTATCTGAAGCTGTGGGATATCGTGCAGCTGGGTCTTGGCGGATACGTGATTGGTCGCAGCGTTGAAAAAGTCGTGCCGTCTATTGCGGATGCTCTGAAGAAGTAAACCTCATGGCCCTTATCAAACTCCAGTTCCGCCCGGGTATTAATCGGGACCAGACCGACTACTCCGGTGAAGGTGGCTGGTACGAAAGCGAGAAAATTCGTTTTCGCTCGGGTTATCCCGAGAAGATAGGCGGCTGGGTCAAGGCTACCACCAACACGTTTATCGGTGTGTGCCGCCAGATGTGGAACTGGATCACGACTTTCTCCGACGACTTCTTGGCTATTGGCACGGAGCAGAAGGTCTATATCGAGGCTGGCGGTATTTTTTACGATATCACGCCGCTTCGTGCGGATACGCCTACGCTTAGTTCGCCAGACACCAACAACTGCGTGCAGACAGTCTCTGGGTCTAAGAAAGTTATTATTAACTTAGCCGTGGCGCACAATGCGCTCACTGGGTCCTATGTGACTATCTCCGGTGTCACGGGTACCGTGGGTGGCGTGCCTGATTCCGAAATTAACGCAAACCATAAGATTGTGGTTATAGACACGGACTCTTTCTATATCGCTGTCAGCACGGCTGCTACCTCCAGTGTGGCTTCGGGCGGTGGTACCGCTATCACTATCGACTTTGAGATTGAACCGGGCAACGCCATAACTGTTGCGGGCTACGGTTGGGGTACTGGTTTTTGGGGGCGCGGTTCGTGGGGTCTGGGTTCTACTTCGGGCGCAGTATACTTGCCGCAGCGTGACTGGTGGTTTAACAACTTCGATAACGATCTGGTCATGAATATCCGTAACGGTGCGCCTTACTACTGGGTGCGCGGTACGGCTTCAGACCCCGCCACAGCGCTAGACACACGGGCAGTGCCTTTGCAGGACATTGCTACTGCGGGCGGTTTCGACCCCGATGCAGTCCCGGTAGAAGTTATGCAGCTGCTGTTGTCTCAGCAAGACAAGCACTTAATTGCTTTTGGCGCAGTGCCTTACGGTAGCACAGACGTGGACGATTTTGACCCCCTACTTATCCGGTGGGCGGACCAAGACGAACCGGGTCAGTGGACCCCGGAAGTTACAAATTCATCTGGCTTTCTGCGGGTGTCCCGTGGTTCGCGTATTGTTGCCGCGCTGCCTACCCGGCAGGAAATCCTGACTTGGACTGACACGCACCTTTATACCTTGCAGTTTACTGGCACGACAGACGTGTTCAGTTTGCAGGAGTACGCCGACAATATTTCGATCATCTCTCCCCGGTGCATGATTACTGCCGCTAGCATTACCTACTGGATGGGTAAGGATAAGTTTTACGCCTACACGGGCCGCGTCGAAACGCTGGCTTGCACCCTGCGTAATTATATTTTCCAAGACCTTAACTACAATCAGACTGACCAGATTGTCTGCGGCACAAACGAGGAATGGAACGAAGTCTGGTGGTTCTATCCCAGCGCTGAGTCGTCGTTCAATGATCGCTATGTGATCTACAACTACCTCGATAAGATTTGGTATTACGGTACCATTGAGCGCACGGGTTGGCTTGATACCCCACTGCGGCTTTATCCGCAGGCTACAAATACAGATGGCGACCCCACCACTGCTAGTTTTACCGGGTCTATATCAAGCACCACGATGACGGCTTCCACTGTAACTGGGACTATACAAGTCGGTATGGTGGTTACTGGAGACGGCATGACTGCTGATACTTATGTTATTGGGCAGTTGACCGGCACCACAGGCGGCGCTGGTACTTACGAAATTAGCCCGTCTCAGACGGTTATCACTACTGCCTTAACGGGTTCTATTCAGGCCCCCGGGTATCTCTACAACCACGAAGACGGTATCGAAGCTGACGAGCTTCCTATGGAAGCTTACATCCAGTCCAATGACTTCGACTTGGGTGACGGTGAGCAGTTCATGTTAACCAGACGTATCATAACTGATATTGGTTTTGAGGGTTCCACGGCGAGCGAGCCGGAAGTCACTATGACCGTTCGTTCTCGTAATTTCCCCGGTTCCACGCTTTCCAGTGGTTCGGAGGACTCTGCGCGGGTCATTGAGACCTCGGTTGGGCAGTACACGGGACAGGTGTTCATTCGTGCCCGTGGACGCCAGATGGCCCTCAAGATAAGTTCGGATACCTACGGTGTGCAGTGGCAGTTTGGTGCCCCCCGTCTGGACGCCCGGGAGGATGGTAAGCGCTAATGGCTATGGAGAAATTCAAGCACCCACCGCTGCCCAACGCCCCCTCGGTGTACGACCCCCAGTACGTGCGACAATTAGTCCGGGTCATAGAGCTTTACTTTAACCAGCTGGACTCCCTGACCCCAAATATAGCCCAGTCTTACACGGCGGATGCCTTTTACGGCGGGACGGTTACGGTGGGTACTTATACGACGGCGGAGAAGAACGCCCTCACCCCCACCGCTGGCATGCTGGTGTTTGATACGACCCTCGGGAAGCTATGCGTATATTCTGGTAGCGCTTGGCAAACCGTGACTTCTGTATAGTTTTTTAGTATAAACCCTACAAATCCTTGAATTTAAGGAACCCCGATGCACTCTGTAGCCCAGCATCTCCAGTCCCAAGGCCGGGGTAACGACTCGGTCCTCGTCCACATGACCCCCCGGGAAGTGGGTGGCTTGCAGGCCCTTGCGCAGGCCCATGGTGGTACGCTTACCCGCAACCCTACTACCGGCCTCCCAGAAGCTGGGTTCTTGGACAGCATCCTGCCGATGATTGCTGGTGCTATTCTGACCCCTCTGACCGGGGGCCTTATTAACCCCTTTACGGCCAGCCTGCTGGTTGGCGGTGGCACTGCGCTAGCTACTGGCGACGTGGGCAAGGGTCTTATGGCTGGTCTTAGCGCCTATGGTGGTGCTGGTCTGGGTAGCGCTTTGGGTCTTGGGGCTAACAGCTTTGGCCTTGCTAGTACTTTTGGAAACCAAGCGGTTTCTCAGGCCGGGTTGGAAGCGGCCAAAACCGGGGCCGGTTTGTTTGATAAGGTTCCTTGGGCGGAAACGGCGGCTTCCGGTGCTGGTGCTGGGGCGGCTTCTACGGCTGCGGGAGCACTTCCGGGAGAAACATTTACTCAAACTGCGGCGAGATTAAGCGGCGAAGGTATGGGTAAAGCACAAGCTTTTTTAAACAACGCAGCGCCCGCCGCCGCCGCTCCTAAAGGGCTTTTTGGTACCGGTCTTTCCGGCATGGAGTTGGCGGGGGTTGGTCTTCCCCTCCTTGGCGCTATGGAACCCTCTGGCACTACTACTGCCCCCAAGGAAGACAAGCCCACGGTCAGCCTTAGCCAGCCGCAGCCTTTGAATCGGCAGGTTAGTTTTCCTACCAACCAGCGTATTTTGTCTGATTCCTCAGAATACCCGTACTTTACCCCGGTTGGCGGGTCTCCCAGCACCATTACTCGGCTTAACCCCACCGTCACCCTTGCCAAGGGCGGTAACGTCCATCTGGAAGACGGGGCTTTCGTGGTCGATGCCCGCACGGTATCGGAACTGGGTAACGGCTCTAGCAGTGCTGGGCAGGACATTCTGGCCCGGATGGGTGGTCGCCCGATTAAGGGCCCGGGTGATGGCGTAAGTGATTCTATTCATGCTAATATTGGCGGTAGGCAGGAAGCCCGGGTGGCCCGCGATGAGGTGAAGTTCTCACCGGCTGCGGTCAAGAGGGTGGGTGGCGGAAGCGCCAAGAAGGGCGCACAGCGTCTGTACGCTCTCATGCACAAGGCCCAGCAGGCTCGTAAGACAGCCAAGCGTGGGGAGGATACTGGTCTAGCTGCGCTGGTGGCGAAGTAATGCAAGTCTCGTTAGTCCCTGCCGACCACGTTGAGATCGTGTGGCCCATGATTGAGCACCACATGGAGCGCGCTGCTGAGTACACGCACGGGCGCTACGAGGTTGAAGATATTAAAGATTCCATTACGCAGTATAACTACCACCTTTGGATTGTCTTCGGTGCTGACAAGGTAATTAAGGGCGCGGTTGTTACTACGTTTAAAGATTACCCAAGGGCTAAGTATTTAGATTTGACGTTTATTGGTGGCGACGACGGCATGACGTGGAAAGACGAGATGCTGCGGGTACTTAAGCACTGGGCCTACGACAATCAGTGTGATGGCATTGAGTCCACTGCGCGTCTTGGTTGGGAAAAGATTTTCAAGGACGATGGGTACAAACCGCTCTGGCAGACTTTCGTGCTGCCTGTAGCTGATACCGGGTTAGGAGCGTAATATGGGGTCAGGCGGCAGTTCACCTCAGAAGCAAGAAGTAACGTCTACAAACACAAATACGAACCTGCCCGCTTATGTGCAGCCGTACTTCACGAACCTGCTTGAGCGCACGCAGGATGTAGCCTTCCAGCCGTATACTCCGTACGAAGGCCAGCGCATCGCCGGGTTTACGCCTGAGCAGCAGCAGGTTCAGCAGAATGTGATGGGTCTTCAGCAGCCGGGTCAGATTGGCGCTGCGTCTCAGTTGGCTGGTGCCGCTGGTCTGGGTTCTCTGTATGCCAGCCAGTATAACCCCACGCAGTTCTCTTCGCAGATGGTGCGCTCCCCTCGACTCCGTGACTACCAGATGCAGGGTCCGGGCGACGTGTCGGCTATGGAGTACAACGCGCCCCAGATGGGCACTGCCCAGACCCAGTACCGTCCCGACTTGCAGAACCTCCAGATGCAGGGTCCGGGCGACGTAGCTGCCCAGCAGTACAACGCGCCTATGATGGGCACGGCTCGTACCGACTATAACCCCAACCTGCAAGACTACCAGATGTCTGCGCCGGATCAGTTCGGGCAGTCGCAGGTGGATCGGTACATGTCCCCCTACATGCAGAATGTAGTGGATGTGGCTAAGCGCGAAGCTATTACGGACGCTAGAAAAGCCCAGCTTATGACCAACCTGAACGCTGCGCGTCAGGGTACTTACGGTGGTGCGAGGCAGTTGCTGGCTGGCACGGAGCGCGAACGTGCGCTGGGTCAGAACCTATCGGATATTCAGTCTAAAGGTCTACAGGCTGCGTATGAAAACGCGCAGCAGCAGTTCGAGCGTGACCGCGCCGCCGGTATGACGGCAGGCCAGCAGAACCTTCAGGCTAGGCTCCAGACGCAGCAGCTTGGCACTCAGACTGGGCTTCAGACCGCACTTGCCAACCTCAGTTCTGAGCAACAGGCAAACGTTCAAAATCAGGCTGCTCAGCTTCAGACGCAAGGTCTCAATGCGGATCAAGCACTTCGCGCTGCCCTTGCCAACCAGCAGGCCGGTCTCACTGTGGGCCAGCAGAACCTTCAGGCTGGGCTGCAAACCCAGCAGCTTGGTACCCAGACCGGGCTCCAGACCGCACTTGCTAACCTCAGTTCTGAGCAGCAGGCTAATGTACAGAATCAGGCTGCTCAGCTTCAGACGCAGGGTCTCAACGCAGATCAGGCGCTGCGCGCGGCGCTCGCCAACCAGCAGGCTGGCCTCACTGTGGGTCAGCAGAACCTCCAGTCTCGTCTTCAGACGCAGCAGTTGGGAGCTAACACAGGACTTCAGGCGGCTCTTGCTAACCAGCAGGCGGGTCTTGAAACCCAGCGTATGGGAGAGGCTTCGCGTCAGTTTGGTAGCAACCTTGGTTTGCAGGGTCTTGCTCAGGCGCTTCAGAGCGCGCAGACCCTTGGTGGCCTCGGTCAGACCCAGCAGCAGATGGAACTCCAGCGTCTTCAGGCTCAGGACCTCACGGCGGCGCAGCGTCAGCAGTTGCAGCAGAGTTACCTCGACACGGCGTATC